CCCTGACATGGTGACACTCGATGATGGCAGTGTAGAGATCACGATAGTACCCGGTTCAGGGATGGAAGGAGAGATGTCCTTCGATATGAATCTAGCTGATGTGCTAGATGAAAGTGACTTAAATGAGTTGTCTCAGGAGATTCTTGGTTCAGTAGACGCAGATATAGATAGCCGCAAAGATTGGGCGGATACGTTTGTTAAAGGACTAGATGTACTTGGGTTTAAGTACGAAGAAAGAACAGAACCGTGGGAAGGGGCTTGTGGAGTTTACTCTACGGTCTTAGCAGAAGCGGCCATACGTTTCCAAGCGGAGACTATGAGTGAGACCTTTCCAGCAGCAGGGCCAGTACGAACTAAAATTCTTGGGGAAGAAACGAAGGACAAGGAAGATGCTTCGTTAAGAGTCAAGGCGGATATGAACTATGAGCTAACTGAGCGCATGGTGGAGTATCGTCCTGAACACGAGCGTCTACTGTATAGCCTTGGTCTAGCAGGGTCGGCGTTTAAGAAAGTATATTTTGATCCGAACTTAGGAAGACAGGTCGCTGTCTACATCCCTGCGGAGGATGTAATAATTCCTTACGGAGCGTCGAACATTGAAACCGCAGAGCGTGTCACCCACGTTATGCGTAAGACTAAAAACGATCTTAAGAAACTACAGGTTAGTGGGTTTTACCGAGATTTTGATTTAGGTGATCCGCAGCCGTTTCATACTGACATAGAGAAAGCTAAAGCTGAAGAAGGCGGATTCTCTTTAACTGATGACAATCGGTTTGCAGTTTACGAAATCCATGCAGATTTAATTATTGAAGGGTTGGATGACTCTGAAGATGAAATTGCAAAGCCTTACGTTGTTACGATAGAGAAAGGTTCAGGTGAAGTATTAGGCATCCGTAGAAATTGGAATCCTGACGACCAACTTACTTTAAAACGCCAGCATTTCGTACATTATGTTTATGTCCCCGGCTTTGGATTCTACGGGTTAGGGTTGATACATATAATAGGGGGGTACGCGAAAGCGGGTACGTCTCTTATACGGCAGTTGGTGGATGCAGGGACACTATCTAATCTTCCGGGTGGTTTGAAAGCCCGTGGCCTACGGATCAAAGGGGACGATACCCCGATAGAGCCGGGAGAGTTTAAAGACGTAGATGTCCCGTCAGGAAGTATTCGTGACAACATCATGCCACTTCCCTATAAAGAGCCAAGTCAGACGTTACTAGCTCTCCTTAACCAGATTACTACAGAAGGTAGACGGTTAGGGGCAATTAGTGACATGAATATCTCTGATATGTCGGCTAATGCACCTGTAGGTACGACTCTAGCCCTGTTAGAACGCACCCTCAAGCCTATGGCAGCAGTACAGGCACGCGTCCACTACGCGATGAAGCAAGAGTTTAAATTGCTTAAAGCGATTATAGAGGAGTATGCGCCCGCAGAGTACGGGTATGAGCCGGTACGAGGGGAAATTAGCGCACGGCAAGCTGATTATGCGCTGGTAGATGTCATACCTGTTAGTGATCCAAACAGCTCAACGATGGCGCAACGGGTGGTTCAGTATCAGGCTGTCCTACAAATGTCTCAATCTGCACCCCAGATATATGACCTACCACAGCTACATAGGCAGATGATAGAAGTGTTAGGGGTTAAGAATGCAGACAAATTAGTACCAACGGAGGATGATGCCAAGCCGACAGATCCTGTTAGTGAGAATATGGATGCGTTGATTGGTAAACCAATGAAGGCGTTTATCTACCAAGACCACGATGCTCACATTGCTACCCACCAATCGTTTATGCAAGATCCTATGATTGCCCAGACTATTGGGCAGAACCCACAAGCGCAGCAGATTATGGCCTCACTACAAGCGCATATGGCAGAACATCTTGGGTTTAGGTATCGCAAGCAGATAGAAGAGAAACTTGGCGCACCGTTACCACCGCCTAATGAAGAGATGCCGGAGGATATGGAGGTCAATCTGGCAAGGTTGGTGGCTGATGCAGGTCAACAGCTTACGCAAGCACATCAACAAGAGGCTGCTCAGAAACAAGCGCAGCAGCAAGCACAAGATCCTATGATGCAGATGCAGCAAGCTGAACTACAGCTCAAAGGTCAGGAAGCGCAACGTAAAGCGCAGAAGGATCAAGCAGATATACAGCTTAAAGCAGCGGAGCTTGAAAGAAAGACTAAGAAGGATCAGGCAGATACCGCAGTAGATATGGAACAACTTAAGTTAGATCGGGAAGAGTTAGTTATCGATGCTAAGAAATCAGGCGTAAAAATGGCGGCTGATCGACGTAGGGATAATGCGAAATCTGATTTAGATAGACTTAAAGCAATAAACGAAAGTAGAAAAGGTACAGAATAAGTATGGCAAAAACCGTATTTGATGTTCTTAAAGATAAAATCGAGGAGGATAAGTCCTCTGCATTAGAATTTCTGGGTAGTGGAGGAGCTAAAGACTACTCTCAGTACTCGGAAGTAGCAGGTTTGATTCGGGGTCTCGAAACCTGTCTAAGTTACATAGAAGACCTCTCGCGTAATTACTTGGATGATGACGATGGCTAAAGCAGCAAAATCAGTGGAAGCACTGCAACAGGAATTTGATGAACAACTTCCTAAACCTGTAGGTTACAGAGTGTTAGTAGCACTCCCTAATATCGATGATACTTTTGATGGTTCAGACCTGATAAAAGCAAATACGACTAAACACCATGAGTACATTATGTCCATTATAGGGATAGTGTTAGACATGGGGAATGAGGCTTACGGAGATAAGGAAAGATTTCCTTCTGGGCCGTGGTGTAAACAAGGTGACTATGTTATGTTTCGCGCTAATACAGGTACAAGGTTTACCGTGAATGGGCAGGAATACCGTTTAATGAATGATGACTCCATAGAGGCAGTAGTAGATGACCCTCGTGGCGTACAAAGAGCATAGGAGGTAACAAATGCCATTTCAAAAAGTAGAATTTTCTTTCCCAGATGAACAAGAGGAGTCCGTGAGTACAGATATAGAGATAGAAGACTCAGGGGCTATTGAGGTAGACATTTCTGGTAAACCACCAGAGCCAGAAGCAAAGGAAGAAGTAGTTGAGGAAGAGGTTGATATCGAGGTTGTCAACGACACCCCGAAGGCAGACCGGAACCGTAAACCTTCAGATCCTCCAGCCGAAGTTACTGATGAAGAATTAGAAGAGTATTCTGAAAAAGTACGTAACCGTATAAAGCACTTTAGTAAAGGCTACCATGATGAACGCCGCGCTAAAGAATCAGCTCAACGTGAAAGAGAAGAGCTAGAACGTTACACTCAACGACTTGTTGATGAAAACAAAGAGTTAAAGGGCAGCGTCACTAAAAATCAAAGTGCGTTGTTAGAGCAAGCTAAAAAGAGTACAACGGTAGAACTAGAGCAAGCGAAGCAAGAGTATGCCAATGCACACGAAGCTGGGGATACAAACGCTCTCGTTGAAGCTCAAGAGAAATTAACTACTGTTAAACTAAGAGCAGACAAGCTAGATAATTTTGAAATACCGTCTTTACAGGAAGATGAAACTCCTGTACAACAAGACGAATACGACACCCGCACGCCGAATGTCGAACGTGATGTGAAGGCCGAAGAATGGGCGAAAGCTAATCCTTGGTTTGAATCAGACGATGAGATGCGTGGATATGCGTACGGGTTGCATACTAAACTCTTAAAACAAGGAGTTGATCCACGAAGTGACGATTACTATGAGACTATTGATTCTCGTATGCGAACGACATTTCCTGATTATTTTCAGGAAGAACCGGAAGTTGAGAAACCGAAGCGACAATCTAACGTGGTTGCACCCGCTACGCGGAGCACAGCACCTAAAAAGGTGAAATTAACGCAAACACAAGTGGCTCTTGCCAATAGGCTTGGAGTCCCATTAGAAGAATACGCCAAACAGGCTGCACTTGAAGAGAGGAGACAAAATGGCTGAGAACAAATTAGATCGTGAACACACTACTCGTGAAAAAACTGTCCGAAAGCGAGCTTGGCAGCGTCCAGAGACGTTACCATCACCTACGCCACAAGACGGATATGAATTTCATTGGGTTCGTGTTAGCACACAAGGTCTAGTCGATGCCACAAATGTATCTTCTAAGTTACGTGAAGGTTGGGAACCCTGTTTAGCAAAGGATCACCCAGAGATTACGATGGTCACTGTAGAGCAAGAACGCTTTGCAGATAACGTTGTAATCGGTGGATTGATGCTTTGTAAGGCTCCAAGAGAATTGGTCGAAGAACGTAATGAGTACTTTGATAAGCAAACACAATCTCAAATGGCCTCTGTGGATAACAACCTAATGCGCGAAAATGATGCTCGTATGCCTCTATTTAATGATAGGCAATCGAAAGTCACTTTCGGACAAGGCAATTAAACATTTTAGTTTTTAGAGGTTAATTATGGCATATCCTACTGTTGATGCCCCTTACGGACTAAAGCCGGTTAATTTAATCGGTGGGCAAGTTTTTGCTGGGTCTACTCGTCAGATAAAAATCGCTTCCAACTACGGCACCGCTATTTTCTATGGTGATGTTGTTAAGTATGCAAACGATGGTACTCTGAACATTGACTCTGGCACGACTACTGCCACTCCTATCGGGGTTTTTCTTGGGTGTACGTACACTGATCCTTCTACTAGTCAACTGACATTTAGGCAATCATATCCTGCAAGCACTGTTGCAAGTGATATTATGGCTTATGTGCTAGATGATCCTGACGCACTATTTAAAGTAGCTGCGGTATCAGGTACAACGACTGTAGCTGGTTACGGACGTACTATCGTAAACAATAACGTATCACTGGTTCAAAATACTGGATCAAGTGTTACGGGTAATTCCAAAGTTGGTATTCTCGGTAGCTCCGCTGCAACTACTGCCACTCTCCCTATCAGGATTGTTGATGTAGTTCCAGATACTGCTACCGCGTCAGATACCTTTGTTGAATTTATAGTTAAGTTCAACTTTGGGGATCACCAATATTATAACGCTACTGGCGTATAGGAGTAATTTAATATGGCTATTTCTCGCGCCCAACTATTAAAGGAACTCCTACCCGGACTAAACGCTTTGTTTGGTATGGAGTACGCTAAATATGGGGAAGAGCATAAGGAGATTTTTGAATCAGAATCTTCTGACCGTTCTTTTGAAGAAGAAACCAAACTGTCCGGTTTCTCTGCTGCACCTGTTAAGAACGAAGGCTCTGCCATCGAGTATGACAATGCACAGGAAGCATGGACTGCTAGGTACAATCACGAAACTGTGGCTATGGGCTTTAGTGTTACAGAAGAGGCTATCGAAGATAACCTTTATGACTCACTATCGTCTCGCTACACTAAAGCTTTGGCTCGCGCTATGGCGTACACCAAGCAGGTAAAAGGTGCTTCAATTCTGAACAACGCCTTTGCTGCTGGTACTACCTATGGTGATGGTCAGACTTTGTGTTCCACGGCTCACCCGCTAGTGTCTGGAGGCACAAACTCTAATCGTCCTGCTACAGCATCTGACCTTAACGAGACTTCATTAGAAGCCGCAGTTATTCAGATAGGTGGATGGACTGATGAGAGAAGTCTTCTTATCGCGGCACGACCTACTAAACTCATTATCCCACCCGCACTGCAATTCGTTGCAACTCGGTTGTTGGAAACTGAGGGTAGGGTTAGTACGGCAGATAACGACATCAACGCATTACGTAATAATGGTTCGATCCCAGAGGGATACGCAATTAACCATTATCTTACCGATACTGATGCGTGGTTCCTTATGACTGACGTACCTAATGGTCTGAAGCACTTTACTCGTACACCAATGTCTACATCTATGGATGCTGACTTTGATACAGGTAACAGTCGCTACAAGGCCCGCGAACGGTACTCTTTCGGGGTATCTGATCCACTTGGAATTTTTGGATCACCCGGAGCGTAACACACGCAAACCGAAGAGAGGGGGTACTTGTTACCCCCTTTTTTTTGTTATAACATCAAGCTTGCCCTGACAGTTACATCCCGTAGCTGACACTAGCCAAGACAGGAGACAAACATGGCTAAAACTACTTTCTCAGGCCCAGTTCGCTCGGAGAACGGGTTCCAACAGATTTCTAAAAATGCCGATACTGGAGCCGTTACGGTTACTAGTGGGGATAAAATGGCAGTCGAAGCTACCGGAAGTGCCGGTATTGAAGGCACGGCTGCGGTATATGTTACTCAAGTTAACCGCCTAAAGAGTGATGTTGATACCAACGTTAACATTGTTAAATCAACCATTATGATTGACCTTACAGGTTTGCGAGA